TCGGATGGTTGGGGCGTCGGGGATGGTGGCGCCGGCTTCGATCACGGTGCCCTGTTTCTCGCCCCAGGCGATGATGATTTCGGTACCGGCGTCCGGCAGGGCCGCCAGCGTGAAATTCACGGTACCGGTGGCGTAATCCACGGTTCCGGTACCATCTCCGGTCAGTTCCCCGCCGCCCTCGTCGCGCAGCAGGTACCAGCTCCCCTGAGCGCGGAACTCAACCGTCAGGGTGGCCTCTGCGGCCCTGGGCTCGGTCTGGAATACCCACGTCAGGCTCCGGGTCTGCTGGTTCACTTCCAGGCTGGCCTGCTTGGTCTGCTGATTCACAACCGCCCCGGGCAGAAACGTCAGAGTGGTGGTTCGGCTGGTGCTACCGCCGGAGTAGAACGCGCGGATCTCGCCATTCACGTAGTCCACCACGCTGTTTTCTTCATCCAGGTAGTTGCTGCCGCCGGTATGTACCAGACGCCCACCGCTGTCTACATAGCTGCCGTTGTTGCCCGAAATCTGAAGGGTGCCGGGTACGATGGCGCGGCCCGCGTGGTAGATGCCTTCGCCGTTCGGGCCGGTAGTCACGCCGCTGATGTTGCTCACGGTGATGGTGTTGTTGCTGGCCGGCCGGATGATAGCGGCCAACGCGCCGGCGGCCTGGTCGGTGATCGCGTTCTCGGATTGAGCGCTCGGCACCAGGGGCGCGTAAACGTTTTCGACGGTGATGGTTCGGTCGCCCACGGCAGCCGGGGCTGCCAGTGGTGAGGCGCCGTAGTATTTGGCGGCGTCCGCGATCTGCGTTTGCAGGATCTTCATATCGCGGTTCAGGTTGCCGGTCGGATCCGGCTCGCTCCCCTGGAAGTCATGCTCAAGCGGCTGCGCCAGCTCGATGGTGTAGGTCTTGAGCTGGTAGTTGTAATACCCGTAACTGCCACGGTCCTTCGTGAAGGTCTGGCGTTCGATATCCACGCCGGTTACGCGCACGTATTGCTCGGTGCCGTTGTCCAGATCGCGCAGTACAAAAATCTGCCCGGGCTCCGGGTCTTTCTGGTTGCGGGTCTGGGCCAGGGCCTGAATGGCGCGCTGGCCTGCTAGTTGCCGACCCCAAAGCCAGAACGGCGCCTCGTTGCTGGCCACCACGTAACTCTCGATTCTGTCCTGGGCATCGGTTCGGCGGTCGGTATGGCTGCCGGTGTTGAACATAAGAACATGAACGTTCGGGTCTTTGGGCCGCTCGCTCAGGATGGTATGCGCGCCGAGCAGGGTGTCCTGGTTGGCGGCGTTGATCGCCAGAAACAGCTTTCTCAGGTTCACCCGCCCATAAACTCGGTCGATCCGGCTGATATCGGGGAAGGTGTTGTTGATCTGGCCGCTGACGACAATTCGCCCGCTCATGCGGCCGCCGCCATCGTCGGTGTCTGCCATAACTTCAGATTCGGACAGAACGACCTGATAGCTGGTGATGGTCATGGGTTGATCTCCATAAGGTTGATGGTGACGGCGTACTGGTGTTCAGGGCCCGGATTGGCCAGGCGGCGAATAGGCTTTGCCTGTAGCGGCGGCCGGCGGAACATCACGTTGAAGCTTTGCCCCCAGAGAATGAGGGTGAACTGGGCCTCTGGTACGGATGCCATGGCATAGAGCTGCTCCACGTCCGCCCGCGACATCCATGCCCCCTCTCTGCCGCCGTACAGCGTGATGGGCCGACCGTCTTGCCGCTCCCCCTCATGAACAATCAGGCTTCCGGTGTTGCTGTAATCGGTACTGTGTTCGACGGGCGTCCAGTCGAATTCGTCTTGCCATTCAAGATCGGGCGGCAGCGCCAGGGTGGTGGCGCCATCGCTGAGGGATATTTGCAGGGTCATCAAAGGCTCCTGAGACCGGCTTCTTCAAGAACGGCCAAAAAACTGTCAGGGTCGGAAGTCTGGATTTCGGTTTGTCCGCCGTTTGGCGTCTGAAGAACGATGGTTTGGGACGGTCGAGACTGAACGCTCTGTTGCCGGTTCGTAGTGGTGTTTCGCTCACGCTCTGCCCGCTGGCGCTCAATCTCCGCCAGCTGCTGGTCACGCGCCCGATCGGCGGCCTCTTTCTCGCGGGCGTTATCGGCTTCCTGGCGGTTCTTCTGTTCGATCTGGTAGATCTTTTCGAGGGTGTCCAGGGATTGCTGGTAGTCGGCAGCCGCCTCATCAGCGCCAGCCTGCCTGGCCTGTTCCAGCTGTTCCTGCAGGCGCTTCCGTTCGGCCTCATATTGGATGCGCTGGGCTTCCTCCGTGTCTCCCCGGATATCCGCCAGCCGCTGGCGCAGGCTGTTGAGGGTGTTGTCTGCGGTGTCGGTGAGTGACTGCAGTTTCTGCTTGGCGGAGTCGATCGCACTCTGCAGTCCGCTTAGGCGCTGCTTGTCGAGCAGGTCAAACCGGTTGGCTGCGGTTTCGCTCAGGCGGTTGAGCTGGTCCAGGCTGAAGCTGCCGGAATCGATCTTGCCCTGCAGGTTCTCCATGGCCACGGCTTGCTCATAAAACCGCTCTTTGACCTGAGCCGCAGCCAGGGCGGTATCGGCGAACCAAGCCGCGAGGCTGCTGGACATCAACCGACGGCGGGCAGCAGCCAACTCGTCTGTGCGCTGCTGCGCTTTCTCAAGCGCCTCTGCAGCTGATTCGCCTTCACTGACAAAGATGTTCCCACCAATCTTTGTCTCGAACAGGTTTCGGGCCGCAACACTCAGAGCTGTGACGCTTTCCCGAGCGTTGCTGATAGCTTTGCCGAAGGCGCCGCCCCAGGCATCCTGCCAATTTTTCCGGAACTCCTGAGCTTCTTTGCTGGTATCGCCGATCGTGTCGGCCATGTTCCGGATCTTGGGAGTGGCAGCGCCAGCCTCATCACCCGCATCCTTGATGGGCTTGCTGACATCAACGCCGCCCTGGTCTCCATCTGGCCCCTGTTGAAGCAACTGAAGCTCATCCCGTAAACCCTTGACCGCCGCCGTGCTTTCAAGCGCCTTAATCTTGGTCTTATCTCCGGTGGCAATTACCGCTTTTGCGTACGCAGTGAATGCTTCAGAGATTTCGCGCTGAGTAGCCTCTCCGTTCTGCTCAATTTCGAGAAAAGCCTCCCGGGCCTTACTCGCGGTTTCTTCCAGTTCCTTCTGTGAAGTTACGCCCAACTCTTCATAGGCGTCCTCCAGATCTTTAGCCTTCCGGGTGGCTTCATCGATACCATTACCAGCGTCTTCGGCATTTTTCTTTACCCAGCTCCAGAATCTCTCTTCAGCGGTGGCGGCGTTCTTGATTTTTTCGCTTGCTGCCACTGCCGAGTTACCGGCGTCATCGAACGCTGTTACAACACCTTTGCCTGCCTCTACAGCCTTGCCAAAATACTCTGCAGTTTGTTTTCCGAGATCGACAACCGTATCCCGGGCAGCGCCGGCCTTGGCGCTGATACTGTTCATAGTCTCGTCGCTAACCAGGCCCACCTTATTCATCGCCCAGGTAACGCCCTCGACAACGCTGAGCAAAGTGGCAAAGCTTCCGGCTACCAGCGTGGTCCAGCCGGCAACGATGGTTTGAAGGCCACGAAATACAGCCATCGCGCCACTGGCGCCAGATTCAATAGTGTTCCAGAGAGTGCCGAAGCCCTTGGAGATATCGTCAGCGTTCTCCACCAGCCTGGTCGCCATGTCCGCGCCCCAGTCCGTGAGGCGCTTGAACAGGTCGATCAGCTTCTGGCCACCTTCGTTCTGGTCGAACAGATCCACCACTTTGTCTGTGGCGTCGGCCACCACCGGCGCCAGCTCTGCACCGATTCGGCGGGTCAGGCCCTGAATTTTCAGGGTGATGTCGTTATAGATGTCGTTTGCTTTGAGAAGCTTGTCCAGCTCCTCATCGGTGTAGATGGCGCCTTCTTCCTCGGCAGCCGCCTGGATGGCTTTCAGGCCGGCGGCGTTGTTCTCCAGAAGGGGCTGCAACTGGCTGGCATCGCTGGCCAGTTTTTCCAGCATGGCCACCTGCTGCTCTTTGGGCAGGCTTTCGATTGCGGCCGCAAACTTGAGCATTTGTTCTTCGGGCCGCAGGCCCTGGAAATCCTGAATTTTGAGGTTCAGAGTTTCCATTACCTCAGCAGCTTCACCGCTGCCACTGGCTGCAAACTCCCCGAGTCGCTCGGTCACGCTGCGCAGAATGTCGGTGACTTTTTCACCAGTCAGGCCTACACGCTCCCCGGCAATCTGCCAGACTTGTAGGGCTTCACGGTTTGCGCCGAT